GCGCATGCTCTGGAGCCTGCCAGCCACTGGCAGTGCGTTCAAAAAGGTGTACTACGACCCGAGCCTGGGGCGTCAGGTGTCGATGTTCATCCCGGCTGAAGACATCATCCTGCCCTACGGGGCCACGGACTTGGACACTTGCTACCGTGTCACCCATGTGATGCGCAAGACCAAGAACGAGATTGTGAAACTCCAGCAAGCGGGGTTCTACCGTGACGTTGAGCTGCCCGATCCGTCCAAGGAGCAGACCAACATCCAGAAAGCCAAGGACAAAGAGACCGGGTTCAGTGACCTAAACGACGAGCGCTACATCATCTATGAGTGCCACGTTGACCTGGACTTGGACGGCTACAAAGACAAAGATGACGACAACGAAGAAACGGGCATAGCGCTGCCATACGTAGTTACCCTTATCAAAGGAACCAATGAGGTTCTGGCCGTCCGCCGCAATTGGAAGGAAGACGATGACCTGCGACTCAAACGACAACACTTTGTCCACTACCAGTACATCCCAGGCTTTGGAGCTTACGGCTTTGGCCTGTTCCACCTCATTGGCGGGTTTGCCAAGTCTGCAACCAGCATCATGCGCCAGCTTGTCGATGCAGGAACGCTGTCGAACCTCCCAGGAGGTCTCAAATCTCGTGGACTTCGCATTAAGGGTGACGACACGCCAATTCAACCCGGAGAGTTCCGAGACGTAGACATTGGCTCTGGAGCGCTGCGCGACAACATCCTGCCCCTGCCGTACAAGGAGCCAAGCGGGGTTTTGTACCAGTTGCTGGGCACCATCGTAGAAGAGGGCAGACGGTTTGCCGCCACGGCGGATATGAAGGTGTCAGACATGAGCGCACAAGCGCCCGTGGGCACAACCTTGGCCATCCTTGAGCGCCAGTTGAAAGTGATGTCCGCTGTTCAGGCCCGGTTGCACTACAGTTTCAAACAAGAATTGCAACTTCTGGCCGGGTTGATTCGGGACTACACAGACCCCGAGTATGACTACGACCCAGACAAATCCAACCGCCGCGCCAAGCAAGAGGATTACAAACACGTTGACATCATCCCGGTGAGCGACCCCAACGCGGCCACTATGAGCCAACGGGTTGTGCAGTACCAAGCGGTCATCCAGATGGCACAGATGGCCCCGGACATCTACGACTTGCCCCAGTTGCACCGCCAGATGCTGGAGGTGCTTGGCATCAAGGACGCAGACAAGCTCGTGCCCCTGCCTGACGATCAGAAACCCAAAGACCCGGTGGCAGAGAACATGGCCGCGCTCAAGGGCGAACCACTCAAGGCATTCTTCTACCAAGACCACGAGTCGCACATCAAGGTGCACACGATGGCCATGCAAGACCCCGTAATCATGCAATTGGTTGGCCAAAACCCCAAGGCACCAATGATCCAAGCGGCCATGCAAGCGCATATTTCCGAGCACGTTGGGTTTGGTTACCGCCAAAAGATTGAGCAGCAGCTTGGTATGCCCCTGCCCCCAGCAGACGAGAAGCTGCCCCCGCAGATCGAGGTGGCGCTCTCGGGCATGATGGCCCAGGCCGCACAACAAGTGCTCCAGCAAAGCCAACAGCAAGCCGCGCAACAACAGGCCCAGCAACAAGCGCAAGACCCTGTGCTGAAAATGCAACAACAAGAGTTGCAGATTCGCCAGCAAGAAGTGCAGATCAAGCAGCAAGAAGCCCAGGCAAAAGCACAGCAGGCGCAGCAAGAGATGCAGATGAAGGCCCAGCAAGCTCAAGCAGACTTGCAACTGCGCCAGCAAGAGCTGAAGCAACGCATGGACATGGAGAACAAGAAGCTCCAGACCAACGCGTTAACGCAAGCAGGCAAATTCAAGATGGACAACAAGAAACTCCAGGTGGATGCGTTGACCAAAGCAGGCGATTTCAAATTCCGCAAGCAAGAAACCGGAATCGACATTGCCAAAACTGCTTCGCAGCAGCGGCATGAGCGTGACATGCAGACCAACCAACCCCGAAAGGAAACCCCTAAAGAATGATTCAAGATTTCGCACGCGTATTGCGCGAACAAATACGCACCGACATGAACAACTACGCAGATGACTGCGCAGGTGGCGCGTGTCGCACTTTTGAAGAGTATCAAAAACTTTGCGGGATCATCCAGGGTCTGGCCATCGCAGAGCGTTACATCATTGACCTTGCAAAGAAAGCTGAAAACGACGATGAGTGAAATCCTTTTGCCACCGGGAATATCCCTTCCACCACAAATTCAACCTCAAGATATGCCTGATGAAGACATACCCATGGAAGACAGGGCGAAATCCCTGCCTGAACCGCAAGGTTGGAGAATTTTGTGCGTCGTGCCTGATGTGTCTGAAAAGATTACGGGCACTGAACTCGATCTTGTAAAGCCTGGAACCTACATGCGACAAGAAGAACACGCGACCACCGTGCTGTTTGTTCTGAAGGTAGGGCCACAAGCGTACCAAGACCCTGACAAGTTCCTTACTGGACCTTGGTGTAAAGCAGGGGACTTTATTCTTGTGCGTGCGTACTCGGGTACCCGCTTCAAGATTTACGACAAAGAGTTTCGCTTGATTAACGACGATCAAGTTGACGCTGTTGTGCAGGACCCAAGAGGGATAACCCGCGTTTAAAGGAACAAAAATGGCAGAGCAATATAAATTTCCAGATGAACTGGATGAAGAAAAGACTTCCAAGGTCAATGTGTCCGTGGAGGACGACGGCGACGTAGAAGTTGAAGTCGTTGACGATACCCCCATCCAAGACAGAGGTCGCAAGCCCTTGGAACGGGAGGTGGAAGACCCCACGGACGACGAAATTGAAAACTACTCCGATAAAGTCAAAGGGCGCATCAAGGAGTTAACCCACGCACGCCACGACGAGCGCCGGGCCAAAGAAGCCACCATGCGCGAGAAACAAGAACTTGAGCGGCTTGCACAGCAACTTATCAACGAGAACAAACAGTTAAAACAATATGTTTCAACTGGCACAGAACAATACGGCAATATGGCTAAGAGTGCGGCGGAAGCCGAGCTGGACAAAGCCCGTCGCCAGTACAAGGATGCCCAGGAAGCGTTTGACACTGATGCCATCATTGCAGCCCAGGAAGCAATGACCGACGCCAAGTGGAAGTTGGAGCAAGCAAAAAGTTTTCGCCCACCCCCTTTACAAACCGAAGAATATGCGGTACAAACGCGTCAAAGCGCACCCGAACAAGCGCAACCAGACGAAAAAACCCTGCGCTGGCAGGCAAAAAACCAGTGGTTTGGTTCAAACGGGTTCGAAGAAGTCACCAGCTACGCACTAGGGCTGCATCAAAAGCTAGTCAACAACGGGGTAGACCCCCGCAGTGATGATTATTTCGAGCACATTGATGCTCGCGTGAAGTCGAAGTTCCCCGAAGTTTTCGGTGGTGCAGAAGACAAGCCAAGGTCGGGAGATTCTCCAAGACGACCTGCTGCCGTTGCAGCATCCGCGACCCGTTCGTCGGGTGCCAAGAAAATCCAGTTAACTCATACCCAAGTAGCATTGGCAAAAAAGTTTGGATTAACCCCGCAGCAGTACGCTGCTCAAGTAGCTAAATTGGAGAGTCAAAATGGCTGAAAACCGTACCAATCGTGACCTAGTGTCGCGCGAAAAACAAGCTCGATACGTGTATACACCTTCGAGTGCTTTGCCCGATCCAACACCTCAACCGGGAGTGGAGTTTCGCTACGTTGCGACACACATTCTGGGACAGGCGGACCCTACCAACATGTCGCGTAAGCTGCGTGATGGCTGGGAACCAGTGAAGGCAGAAGACCATCCAGAATTGATGATTCCGGGCAGTCCTCAGACGGGTAATGTGGAGATTGGTGGCCTCATGCTATGCAAGATGCCTACCGAACGCCTGCAAGCCATGACTGAGTACTACTCCCGTCAAGCACAAAACCAGATGGACTCAGTGGACAATCACTTCATGCGAAACAATGACCCGCGTATGCCGCTGTTTGCTGACCGCAAGTCAACAAGCACCAGAGGAAACGGGTTTGGTTCTGGTTCTAAATAAAGGAGTTTTTAATGGCTTACCCCACTGTCTCCGCACCATATGGTCTAAAGCCTGTCAATCGTATTGACGGCCTGCCATACGCTGGTGCTATCCGACAGATTCCCGTTGCAGCCGCCTTTGCTACCGCCGTCTTTTTTGGCGACACGGTAGCGATTGACAGCACCGGTTATCTGGTTGTTTCCTCCACCACCAACTCTGGTGCAATTGTCGGCGTCTGTGTCGGCGGTCAATACGTGAATTCGAGCGGCCAAACCGTTCAAGGTCAGTATTTGCCTGCTTTGATCAGCACCTCGACCAATCTGGCTTATGCGTATGTGATTGATGACCCCATGGCCCTGTTCAAGGTCGCCGTTGTGTCTTCTGGCACTACCATGAGTTCCGCTGGGCGGACTGTTGTCGGTTCCAACTTGGCTCTGGTTCTCAACGCTGGCAACACCGTTACTGGTGACTCTGCCTTTGCTGTGACCCTGACCGGTGCTGGTACGACCGCTACCATCCCAATCCGTGTGATCGACGTTGTGCCTGAGACCGCCACTGCTGCCGACACTTACACTGAACTCTTGGTGAAGATCAACACTCACCAATACAACAACACCACTGGTGTTTAAGGAGTAAGAAATGGCAATTTCACGCGCACAACTACTTAAAGAGTTGCTCCCAGGTTTGAACGCTTTGTTCGGTTTGGAGTATTCCCGTTACGGCGAAGAGCACAAAGAAATCTACGAAACTGAGAAATCAGAGCGTAGCTTTGAAGAAGAGACCAAACT